TTTATGTTATCTACTAAATCTAATCCGTTAAAATCTTTTTCATTTTGTTTTAATCTATAGTCAGAAGATGTATTATAAAAAGTTGCAGAACCAGAAGATTTTATTGAACCTACCTCATTATCTCCGTCATCTCTAAAAGATATTTGCGTTGCTCTATCAGAAGTCGTTTCAGCTCCATCGTGCCTACATCTAATGTTTGCTGTAGCTTCATTTGTAACTTCGTGATAAAATTGTGCTCCACTTGACCTTCTTACATCTAAACCATATGCAGGCGATGTAACTCCAATTCCTACGTTACCTGAAGTGTTAATAATCAAATAATTAGTTCCATTTCTTCTAAAATCTAAACCTAATCCATCAGCTGCTATTTCAAATTTTCCACTTGTTGATTGGTCTAAAACTAAAGATGCTACATTACTATCACTAATATGTAAAGTTGTATTATTACTTGATATACTACTTGATGGATTTGTTTCATTTATTCCTACGTTTCCTGATGATAAAATATGTACAGATTGATTGTCACCTAAAATAGTAGTTCCTGAATCATTACCTCTTATTAAACCAAAATTACCACCATCTGCTCTTCTATTTGCAAGAATGTTGCCTGAGGGAATTACTATGCTTCCATCAACTTCTAATTTGTAACCTGCAAGAATTGAAGTAACTCCAATTCCTACATTTCCTCCATTAGGTTGTATAGCTAAATTATATGTTGTTGCAGAACCATCTGTTCTTTGTGAACTTATATAACCAACTCCACTTGAATTAGCACCCATAACAAGACCATAAGCATTACCAGAAGTTGTATTACCAAAACATACAGAACCAGTATTTGCACCTGCTGAAGGAATGCTTGTTCCACCTAAAGCATTTTGTAAACCTGCATTTGGGCTTGTCACATTAATTCCTATCTTTCCATCGCTTCTTACTAGAAACAAACTATTTCCACTACTATTAGCAGCTTCAAAAGAAAAGTCAGCACTTGTATTAGTTAAACCTCTTGTGCTTAATCTTACTGTAGATGTCGGAGGTCCTCCAATTCCTACTCGACCAGAACTATCAATACGCATTCTTTCGCTATTGCTTGTTATAAATGAAATATCAGTATCATCATAACTCGTTCCCCTTGTAGCTCTAATTTTTGTTTCTGGACTTGCTGCATCTACTGTAGTAATAGAAAACATTAAATCAGCAAACGCACCATTTGTAGTACTACTTCTTTGTATAGTTATGCCACCACCATTACTAACTGTTTTAACTTGTAAATTATTAGAAGGCGAGGCAGTTCCAATTCCAAAATTTCCATCTTTAAATCTTGCTACTTCTCCTCCATTTTCTCTAAACCTTATACCATCGTTTGCATTTATAGATAATCCATCTGGAGAAGCTCCACTATTTGACATATCCCAAACTGTAATAGATGGTTGGTCAATAGTTAAAAAACCTTCTCTTAAAAATATACCATTGTCTTCACCTACATTATAAGCATCTACTAAAAGATTACCTTCAACGTGAAGTTTTGTGTCAGGCGAATCAGTCCCAATTCCTACGTTTCCTCCAGAAGTTATACGTATTCTTTCTGTTCCACCTGTTGACATTGTAATTACACCATTACTTGAAGTTGCATCTAAGTCCCATCCTGCACCTGCTGATACTGTGTTAAAACTTGTAATTGCTAAAGGTCGATTATCTGTTCCATATATGTTTAAATCACCAGAACTGTCTATATTCATTTTAGTACTATTATCAATACTAAATATCATTGATGTACTTGCAACTGCATTTGCTCTATCTGCAAAGAATCCCATCGCAGTGTTTGATGTCAATATTTCACTTATATTCCCACTACTTGTATCTTTTATAGCAAGTTGATAACCTTCAGCAGTTAAAGTTGTAATTCCCGAACTGTCTATACGCATTCTTTCTACAAGAGAAACTGTAGCATCTGCTGTTCCAGAAGGAGCATTAAAAAACTTAAATTCTCCTGTTGAACTTAAATCTATTCTTGATGCTGCTTGAGATGCAATATATTTAGTTGCACCATCAAAATATAAATTATTAGATAAGAAAACACCATCATAAGCTTCCCATAAAGCACCACCTGTTGAAATTTGTATCGCTTTTGTATTTCCAACAGTTGCCCAACTTTCAGGTGTTACTCCAATTCCTACGTTTCCTCCACTTGTAATAGTAACTAAATCAGTACCAGTAAAATTATTTGTACTACTAGTTATTCTAAATAAACTATGACTAAAAGTTAATGCTGCTTCAGTATCACCTGACCATAAAGCAGTATAAGTTTCATTTGTTTCATCGTGTATGCTTAAATATGGATTTGATGCACCACTAATTAAAATACCATCATCAGCATTTATAGTATCATTAACAATCAATCTATCTTCTAATGTTACTTGACTATTTGCAATAATCATTTTATTCGAACCAGCGTGTGCTATTATAAATTGTGTTCCACTATGATAAATTCCACTATCTGTATCATTACTAAAAGCTATTGCAGGATTTGTAACACTTCCGTCTGGTAAAAATATTTGGTCAGATGTGCTAACTATTAAATCTGTTCCTCCTGTAGTATTTCCGTTTGCTAATACTTCTGCAAGTGTAGAATTACCTACTGAAGAATCTACATAAGAAGTAGTCGCAACCTTTGTGCTATTATCTCCTGTGCTTTGAGTAGTTGCTGTTGTACTAGAAGCTATAATACCTGTTAATGTTCCTTCTACATTTGCGACTAAAGTGGCTACTGTATATCCTGTTCCACTTGTGTTTACTGTTGTAGTTGGTTCTTCTTCTAAATTCTTAAATAATTTAAATTTATCATCTCCTGCATCTCTGAATAAACCAGAATATAATGTTGTAGCACTAGGTGCATATTTACCATATATACCAATATCTACTGAATCTGATGAAGTATTATTTCTTGCTACTTCAATTAGTGGGTCTTCTACTCTTAATGTATCTGTATCTACAGTAGTTGTTGTTCCATTTACTGTTAAATCTCCTGTTATAGTTAAATTACCTCCTACTTTGGCATTTGAGTAAACATGTAAATCATATCCTGTTTCTGGAGTAACTCCTATACCTATTTGAGTTGTAGAGATATATAAAGGAGAATTATTGCCAAAACCATCAGTAAGCTGTTTAGCTCCTGTGGTTAAATTACCATTATCTGTTAGTTTGATTAATGACTGGTAAGTATCTTTTATTTTATTTCCTGATAATGTAGCCATTATTTATTTGTTTTATTATTTATCTTTTTAAGATAAGTTAATAGTTTCTTTTTATTTACCTCTTTAGGTTTGTATGTCTTTTTTATAGTTGCCATCCGTGAAAACCTGTATCTTTATCAGGATATATATCTTCATTGTTGTTACTATAATACTCGCTAAATTTACTTGGTGCATTAAAACTCATATAATCAATAAATCTTTGTACATAATACTCAGCAAAGTCTCTCTCCTTTTGAATTAAGAAATCAATCTCTTCTTTACTGGCAAGAGAACTATTTTCTGAATTATGCTTAAATACACCTCCATTTGAAATAGAATATGCAGCAAATGGTAAATATTCTACCATAGCAAAATGAATTAACATAGGTTGTATATAATCATTTACTAAATCTAAATAATCACCAGATAATGTTCCTGCAATTATATCAGCACTTATTTTATCATATAAATCAGTACCTAAATAATTCTGAACATGTATCTCTTGTGCTAATGCAATAAACTGTATAAATTTATCAGTATCTACATTAGCATTTATTGCTGTATTCTTTACTAAATCTGCTCTTTTAATAAATAGTGCTGTTGCCATTATTCTTCTATATTTTCAGGTTGTTCAATCTCTTGTTCTGGTTCTACATCATCTTTTTTTATACCTGTTTCTTTTTCTACTTCAGCATCCGTAATTGCATTAGTCAAATCAGTAAATTCAAGAGGTTGTAGTGTTTTAAAGTATATATCTAATTCAATACCATTGTAATCTAATATCTTTTCTAATTCATCAAGTATAGTTACTTGCATAGGTCTGATTACTGTATTATCCATAAGTATTGAAGCTGTTTGTAACTCTTCAGCATTATTGCCAAGACCAGTAGTATCCTTTATACCTACTAACATAGGAGATACAATTCTGTGTGATACCATAACCTTTCTCATAGATTCATCAGATAAAAACTTATATTGCTCATGAGCATCAGAAAGTATGACAGGTTCTATAGAAGCTGCAAGGTCTTTGCTATCATTAAATGCCAATATAAAACGACCAGCATTACTAGAACCACTAAATTTTTCATGAATACTTCTCTCAATAAGCTCTCTTTGTTCCTCCGTAGGTACTCCGTTATTAAAGTTAATAAGCATACTTGGTGCAAGACCATTTTGAATATTATTGATATGATAATTTGCTATCTCTTCTTCAAGTTCTGCATACTGTAATCCTCCTTGATAATCTACAGGAGAATAATAATAAAATCCTGCTCTATAAGGTTTAATATATAATATTTCTAATCCTGAGTTACTTGTACCAAATGCAGGTATTCTTTTAGGTTTTTTACTACCTTTTATTTCAGACCAGTCTTTTGCATAGTAATAAGCCCTTATTACACCCTTGTTATCTACCTTCTCTGCCCTTAACATCTCTACAGGGATATGTTCTACTTGCACAATCTTAGAACGGTCCTTAGAATAGATTATTTGAAGTGCAGCTTGACCCATCATTTTATAGTCATAGCAAATCTTCTTCATACAATCTTTTGTGAATAATTCTTTTAGCTCCTTATATTCATTTGGCTTATCAATACTATCTACAGCATCTAATCCTTTACCATAAATCATTTCTGCAATACCATTTATTGCAGCATTATTTGTGGGGCTTCCGTTATATCTATCTATTAGGTATTTGAAATAATTGTTATCGTCTCCATATTCAATCCATTCTTGATTATATCTTTCACTAATCTCAGGTCTTGTATATGAAGAAAGATTCACAACATGAATTTTACCTTGTTGTACTTCTAATTTTGGTTTTGGAGCACTTAATCTTTTTCTCATTGCTCTGTTACTTTTTTTTGTCATAATATTACAAAATCATTATCGTATGAGTTCTCTGTTGTATAATCTCCAGAATGAACATCAAATACATTATAATCTGTTTGGTCAGTACAAAATATAGAACCTCTATAAATAACTGTACTACCATCTTTTACTATAAACGAATAAAATCTATTGGCAATTAAATTAAAACTACCATTAACTGTCATATACCCGTTTGAATTGCTTACTGTGACTGAAACTGCACTTGTTGTACGTTTAGATTTATCAGTAAGTTCAAATGTCACAGAGCTTGGTGTACTTCTAGGAATTATCTTAAAACTCTGGGCACCTGTGGATGTTGTTAATATAATCATATTATAAGTAATAAATATAATATAATTTGTTTGCATAAAAAAAGGGATACATAATGTACCCCTTTTAAATTCACAAAGTATATCTAATTATTAAGAATTAGTTCCTACTGTTACTGTTACAGTCGCACTACTCATCCCAGCATAAGGGTCAGCAGCAGTTGGACTAGCAACAAAGTTAGCAGGTAAAGTTTCCATAGCAGATAATGTAAGTGTATAACCACTTAAATCTCCCATAGCAGCACCAGTTACTATTGTGCCACCAGATACATCAGCTCCATGCTCTCTACCCATTAAAAATACATTTCCATTATAATCTTCAACAGCAATATGTGGTCTTCCAAATGCAATTAATTTCAGTTCTTTATTATCTTCTTTAGATAATTTGTGTAATGTTAAATTTAGTGTTTGTTCGAAGAAAGTAGTACCATTCTCTCTTGACGAAGTGATGTTTTGTTCAAATGATGAATTTCCTTTTACTTCATATTTAAATGCAGTAAATGTACCACTCATATCTGTAATCTCATCATTAGTAAGTGTTATTGTGCCTAAGTCACCAAAATCTGTGAAATAGACAGCTCTAATACCACCAACTACGTCTTTACATGGTTCTTTTCTTCCTAATGTTAAATCACAAGCCATAATATTTATTTTTTATTAAAAAAGGGCAGGTAGAATACACCACCTACCCTTCTTAAGTTATACAATTATTTAGTTATTAAGCTAATGTTAATAATACTAAATCTGAACCGATTCCATACTGAATACCAGATGTAAATCTCATAACAACTCTTACGTTTTGAGAACCATCTAAATCAGCCATATCAAGAACTTTTACTTCATTGTGGTCAGCAATTAATCCTGTACCAAAGTATAAGTTAGATTTTTGTCCTGCAACGATATGGTCACTTGGCATACCTGAAGTATAAACAACTTCAATACCTTCGAAAGATAATGAAGCATTGCTTTCATACCATTGGTTACCTTTATTGTCATATCCTTGAGCACCTAATCCGTTAGCACCATATCCTCCTAAATGTCTTACATATGCTTGGAATGCAACTGGTGGAACATATATTTTTAAATCTTCTTTTCCATAAACTGCGTTAGGAATTGAATCTACAACATTACTTAATAAAGTAACGATGTTAGATGAAGTGAATGAAGTTTCAGAACCGTTAGCAGCATCGTTTACGTCTGAATCAGCAGCCATTAAAACTGTAAATCCGTCAAACTCACCTGCGTTAGCGTTCACACCACCCCAGATATTTTGTTCTGTCTTTTCTGCAACTAAACCTGCAACATGTCCGATTAAGAAATCAGAGAATTTTGGAGGTAAGTTATCATACGCT